GCTTAAAGTTCATTGATACTTCTTCCATAGCTTGCATCTTTGACTTAACAGCATCCAATCTGAATTGGTAAGCTATGTACATATTTCGCCAAATAATGAAACGAGGCGAAACAATACCACCATCAATAAGCTTTTTCAAATCTCCATTTTCTTGAAGTCGATTTAAAAGATCAATTTTTGATTCTTTTTCGTCAATCATTTTTGAATAATATGAATTAGACTTTCGTAGTTTTGAATTACCTTCATTTGTTCACATGAATCGATTGAATGCATTGTGCGTTCGTATTCAAGTTGGTGCTCAAGGTTCTCTATTTCTAAACTTCCAGAATCATACATTGAATCTATTGTGATTCCTAAAATGAAAACAAAGCAAATAAGAACTCCGATAATAATATTTTTTGTCATGTTTTTAATTTTATTACACAAATGTAAGAAAAAAGAATTATATTTGTCACGGTTATTTGCTGATCATAAGTGTAATTAGTTTAAAGTTTACTTTCACAAGGAAAACCGATTGATTTTTTCAGTCGGTTTTTTTTATATCTTTACATCAATATTTGACTTGCGTTTTATATTGTTTAAACTTTTTAGGTAATAAAAAAGGCACTTATTACAAAGTGCCTTTTTTAATTTAGATATTCGCATCTTCAACAGTAGTTGCATATTCATTCGTCTTATCTATTATCTGGACCACATCAACAACGGGCGTTTTCATGTTATTAATCACACTTTCAATCAATGTTCTTTGTTGGTAGAAAGTATCAACACTTCTAGTTGCGCCACTACTTGAAACGGAATTAACTCCAGTAAGTCCACCGCCCGCAAATCCTTTGACACCCGCACGGGCCCAAATATCCGAACCCGCAACCGATTCAATGTATCTTTGTTGCGATTGGTTTGTGATTATTTCACCAGTTTTTACGGTTGCAAGTAGATTATCTCCGTTCGGTCTACTAATGGAAATACCATCACTTGAATTTATTAATTGACCTGTTAAACCACCGCTTGCAAATCCAGGAGTTTGACCCGCAATAAATCCGATTTGTAAAGCACCCAACGCACCAGCAATTCCAGCAAGTAATAAATTCGGTAATGCTTCTGTAACTGCAACGGCTGTATTAATTCCCGCTTCAACTAAATTTGCTTTCTTTTCACGTTCGAATTGTTGCAATCTTATTTCTCTGGATTTTGAATTGAATTCTTTTTCAAGTTTTTCTTTTTCCTGATTGTATTTTTCAAGTGAAATCACTTGTGAATTCAATTGTGCTTCAAGACTTTCATTTTGACTTTGAAAATTCGCTTGTAAGCTTTGTAAAATCTGTTCAGTTTGTTGTTCCCTTATTTGTCCGAACTTACCAACTAAATCGGTTGTGATTGATGAAATTTGACTTGCAATAGATTTGGCATTGTCTAATTTTTCAGCATTCAATTCTTTTTCCTGATCAACTGCATTTTTATTTAATTCGTAAATAGTACGATTTAATTCAATTTGCGCTGCTTTCTTTTCTTGATCAGTTTTTGTTTCATCTTCTTGAATGGCTTTGTTTCGCGCTTCTGCAAGTTCAACTTGTTTTTTGTAAGTTGCTTGTAATATTTCAAGTTCTGTTTTTCCGTTTTGTTCTAAAAGAAGTGTTTGTTCATTTAAATCGTTTTCGTAATTAGATATTCTTTCCTCATTTAATTTGATTAGTTCTAAATTTGTCAAACGTGTTAATTCAATTCTTTTTTCCTGAAATTCCTGTTCACGTTTTGAAAGTTCATCTTTTGCAGTTTTATCGATTTGATCTAATTGGATTTGTAAGTTTTCCTCAATTAATCTTCTTTGTTCTGCAATTTGTTCTTTTGAACCTTTCAAAGAATTTATTTCATCTTCTGCACTTGCTTCGAGTGCCGATTTTTCAGCCTCAATTTTTTGATCCAGAATTTGAATATATTCTTTCAAATAATTTTCTTCAACTTCTAATAATTGTCTATTCTTTTCGAGTTCATTTTCAACAGTTAATTCAATTGCTTTCTTCGCAAATTCCAATTCAGCATTTAATGCTTCCAATTGTGCGTTGGCATCAAGTTGATCTTGTTCAATTAATAAATCACGAATTTTTAAACGTGCGTTTTTTGCATCTTCAATCGCTTTTTCATTTCTTCGTTTCGATTCTTCCGCCG